CTGTTCCACTACCGTTTGTCATTATAAGTTTTGATTCTTCTGACCAAGTACACCCACCATTATCTGTACTATTATTTATTTTATTTGGGGAGGCTCCTTGATATACCCAAGAACAAGCATTGTTTCCAATTACACGATAGGGAAGTACTAATCCTTCTACATCAAAAGGTGTTGTAAGTTCAAAAGATATTTCTATTGCATTTAGTTGTTCGATTCTATCGATAATAAAAATTTGCCTTGGAAACTCTACTGGTGTATTTCCTGAGCCGGTATCTGCTGATCCATCTTTTAAATATTTTCGTAAAGTTTTTCTTCTATATAATTTCTTTCCTATAAGATCATCAGGCTCTAAACTTCCGAGTGCATTTCCAAAAGTACTTAATATATTTGCAAAAGTAATAACAGGTCTTGCTGCTGCTCCTTTACTTTTTACTTCGAATCCTTCCGCCTGAACAGGAATAGCATCATATGTATTTAATTGACTATTGTTATCGTAGTCATACATTTGTACATTTGATAAATCTATATCTTCACCACGAGTAAAGTAAGCACGACTTGAACCATCTTCATCAAGTGCTATTTCATATAATACAACTAAACCTGATTCTTCTTCAAGAGATTGTAGCTCTTTGATTGCAATTTTTTCCGTCATGCTTCGTAAACTCTCTTAAATGTTGCTGTCAAACTATAAAAATTATCATATGCCCAGGTTTGATTCCATTGAGCGCAAGTACACTTTATAGTTTCTGTGCTTGATCCTGCGTTACTATCTTCAAGATCGAATCGAAATTTAGTAACTCCTCCTAAAGATTCAAAGAAAGCTACAAGATCATCTATTTCTGCTTTTGGTCGAGTAGAAAAACTTACACTTATATTTTGCTCGAGATTATTGATTCCATCCGCAAGTCGTTGTTCATAGCCATCACCAAAAGTTATTGTATGAATTTTGGGCTTACTATCACGTTTTAGTCCTTTATCTGGTTGTACAGGTCCGCTAAACCCTGTGATATTTGATCCATCATTTTGCATTATTCCAAAAGCCATTTATTAACCCCCACCTAATACGCCACCTGGACGTTTTTCTCTTTGTAATGTTTCCATAACTGCTGCTTGAATAGCTACTCCAAGTGCTTGTCCTTGTCCCATGTCTCCTGTGCTACTTGCATTTCCACCTGCATCTACATTAATTACTATATTATTTGTTCCTGCTCCTCCACCTGTCATTTCTACAGGAATAGTTCTTCCATCAGGTAAAGGAACAACTGCTTCATTATAGCGTCCTTCTCCAACCATTATTGTAGGTTGAGTAGCAATTCCACCAGTACCAAAACGTTTTTTACCTACTGAAGTATAACCTCCAGAAGCCATTCCACGAACAGGCATAATGCCTCCATTTGCAAATCCTAAAAAGCCTGTTACAGATGCTGCCATTCTCATTGCGGCTATTTTTGCCATTTCTTGTAATACTAATGTTGCTAAAGATTTAAAAGCATCTTTTGCGGTCATACTTCCTTCTGCGATTTTAACGAACATATCTTCAATACCTTTTGAGAATGTATCTTGTATTCTACCAACTACTGATACTGAACGAGCATATTCTTGAGATTGAAGTTGTAATATTTCTAATTTTTTCTTTTCATCTTCCATTGCTTTTTTGTTGGCTTCGGTTGCTGTTTGTTGATATGCCAATTCTTTTTCTCGAACGGTTGCTGTTTGGTTCATAATATTAAATCTAAACTCTTCATTTTTGATTCTTTCTTTTTCGAAACGAGAAGCTGCATCACTTCGTCCCCCTACTCTTGCAGAATCTGCTTGAGTTTGTAATAATCCTGCGCTTGATGTAGTTCGTAAGTTTTGAATTGCTTTGATTGACCCAAAAATTTCTTGAATTGCTTTATTCATATCCTCTGGACTCATACCTTCTGCTGGATCTCCAAATAATCGTTGATAAATAGCTCCTACTGTTTCTTGTTGTGTTTGATCTAACGTTTCACCTAATGTGCCTACTTGAGTTATTAAATCTTCCATAGGATCAGATTTATTAAATATACTAGAAAATTTGCTTTCGAAAGCATCCAAGCTACTGTTTAGAGTATTAAATGCTGCTGTAGTTGCGCCTGCTTCTCCTGTTCTACCTAAAATCATTTCGAAAATTTTATCAATACTCATAGTATCTTTATTCTTTAAAATTTTTGCGAAAGTTTCATCAACAGTTGCTAATTTACCAATAATTCCATCTTTTCCAAATATAGATTCTTCTAGCTTAGCAAGATCTTCTGCTCCTGCAAATCCAGGACCTTGTGCAAAGGAAGCATCTAGAAGGTCTTTATAATCCTTAAATATTGCATCAACACCAGAGCTAGAGATCATGGCTTCCATTTGTTTTAAAGAAGCTCCTTTTCCTGTCTTAGCTTCTTGTAACTCCATTGATTTAAAAAATGCGGAAACTTCATCTGCAGTTGATTTTGCTCTTTCACTTAACTCTTTAAAATCTTCTTTAACTTTTGCGATTGCTCTATTTTTACTTGCAACTCCCTCTAAACTCTTTCCGAACTCTTGTACTTTTCCGCCTGCTATTTCCGCTCCTTTACCGACTAAGTCTAATCCTCCTCCTAAGAGTCCTCCAATAAAAGGTAAGTCTCTCACTTTATCTGCGATATTTTGAAAAAATTCTCCAATTTTACTAATCATTTTTCCAATACCTTTTGTTACATTATCTAGATTCTGACCTAGACTTCTTACTCCATCAATAACAAGAGTAATAATTCCAACAAAAGCAATGAGTGATAAAGCTCTGTTTATTCCTCTTGCTGCAAATTTTGTAACTGTAACCATTCCCATCATAACGCCTTTAAATGCTGTTCCCATCCCAAAAAATAATACTTTTGCAGTAGAAGTGAAAACCTTTAAAGTTCCTGTTGCAACTTTACTAAAAATACTTGTTTCTGCTTGCATTTGTTTCATTGCTCTCTTAAATGATCGTACTCGCTTAATATCTTCGCCTGCAAAAATACCTGTTACTATTTTTCCATGTTTTTTATATTGAGCTTCAGCATTTTTTAACGAAGTGTTTAGTCCTGCAGCTTGTTGTCTACTTAAATTTTTTCCTTTTTGCAGTGCTTGAATACCTGCAGATTTTCCAGCTGCTGCACTTGTAAGTTCCCCTGCTTGTCCTTTTAATCTTGCTTTTGCCGTTCTTGTTTGCTGTATTCCTTCTCCGATTCCTGCAAAAGAACTTTTCATATCTCCAAACGCGGTGGCTGCTCCTGCTCCCATCCTTCCCATCATACTATTACTAATACTTTCATTCATTTGCTCAATACTTGGTATTACAGATTTTGTAATGCCTGTTACAAAAAGTGCAAGTGCAGCAATCGCTGATCCAATATTATTTGAGAAGAATCCTCCGAGTGCCTCTGCAAGAGGAGTAATGGCTAACATTGCTGAATCTTTTAAGTCCATAAAAGTTGCTATGAGTTGGTTGAATTGGTTGACAGGAACTGCATCTGCTACAGCTCCATATTTTGATTCTGCTTGTTCTAGTACTTCATTAAGTACTGCTTGTGATTTTTCGAAAGTTGTAAGGTCTTTTGCAGTTTTATTTAAACGCAATGCATACTTTTTAGTAGCAGGTTCTAATCTAAGTATAATACCTAATTCGTCTAGTAATTCTGGTTCTGCTTTTGTGACACCTCGTACTAATCTGTTTAAGGAATCTTCAAAGTTTCTACCAAGAGCTGTGGATGCTCCTTTGGCTGCTTTTGCAAGTCTTGACATTTGTTCTTGTCCAAAACCTGCTGCTAACATTATTTGTGATTGCTGTGCGGCATTACGAAAGTCTATCTGAAATCCAGTAGCTTTTTGTAAATTTTTTGCTAAAGAGTTTACCATAGTACCAGTAGAAGCTGCAAAGGCTCTCATACCTTCATTTAATACACGAAAGTCAGAAGCTTCTGTTAATGCTCTAAATACAGCACTTAATGCAAATAACTGAGCAGCAAGAGTAGCATAAGCAGGTACTAAACCACCTGATATACCTTGAGACATTTTTGAAAAGTTTTTTGAAGCATTAGAAGATGCTTGTGCAGCACCTTTTAATTGTCTATCAGCTGTTGCAGCTGATTTTCCAACTTTATCTATGTCTTTTGCACTTTTTTTCGCTTTTGCACCGACAATTTTTAAGTTATTATTATCGTCGATTACTACTTTTCCTACAACCTTAAAGTCTGCCATTTATCCTCTTACGTTTATACCAGGATTTTTTCCTGCCTTTGCTTTGTTTTCACTAGCTTTTCTTTTTCTTTCTAATTCTTTATTTACTTTTTCTGAATATCGGGCTTCTATATTTTTTATCCAAAAAATACAGTCTTTTTTATTTTCTACGTCCCAAGTTTCTAAAAGTAGGGAAAGGGAAGAATAATCCTTACCCATGTAAGAACCGCTCATACCATCCCATCTATCGGGTAAAAGGTTATGCAATAAAAAAGCCACCTGAACTTCAGAAGGATAATCTTCCATAGCTGGTGGCATTTCGTCAAAATCAGGATCTACTCCTCTCTGTTCACATAAGTCTAAATATGTGTCTAGTTCGAGTTGTCCATCTTTGTATTGTTTATCAAGTAACGATATTATTTGTGTTACTTGACTCTGGTAAAATTTTCTAAATCACCTGTTACTTCTGTAACCCAAGTGTCAAAATCAGCCGCATTTTTCATCAGCGTTTCTGCATTTTCTTGAGAAAATAAAAGTTCATCTTCGGGATTAAGACCACTAATGTCCACCAATAGAAGCTCTTCGAGGTAAGAATATTTTAAGCCTTTCCATCCCTTAATTACAGCTTTTACGTACTCTACTAAAAACTTGTCTTCATCAAGTTGTTCTTCAAATGCTCGTGTTTTACGATTAAATTTTTGAGATACACAACGATTTCGTAGTTTTAATAGTTCTTCTCTTGCTAAATAGCAAAGGTCGACTGAAAATCCAGACATTCCTGGATAGTCAACTGAAACTGTTTTGCTTGGAGTTAATAAACTCGCTAGTGTTACTGATTTGTTTTCTTGTTCTGTCATTCTGTTTCCTGGTTAAAAGAGGGAGGGTTTCCCCTCCCGCTAAATTAATTATTATGTTACTGCTGGTCCTACAAACTCCATTGTTATTTCGTCTGTTGCATCAACTGAAGTTGGTAAAGCATGGAAAGTTGTTTCCAAACTTATAATATCATCAATTGAGTGTGAGGGTACTTCCAAGTGACATGTTGGTAATGTTACTGTAACTCTTGGAGTATTACCTGTTCCACCAATTACAAATACTAGATTGAAATCATTAGTTATTGTTGTGGTTGATTCAATAATATCTTCAAATAAATCTGCACTTGAGGCGCCACTTGTAGGAGTATTCAAATAACAAGTAAAGTTACCTGTTACAGAACGAGTTCCTGTAACGTGACCTAAAGGCTGATTCACAATTCCTAGTGTTTCTGGTGTTAAGAAGGTCATATTATTTGAAATAGTAATATTTCCTCCTGTTAGTGTTAGAGTATAAGTACCAACTATATCTTCAGCTGTTGTAGCTGTTACGGCTAAGTCAGTTAATCGATTTCTAATAAAGTTATTAGTATCGGCTGCTGCTGTGCCTTCATAGATGGTTGCAGTTGTCATTGTATCTACTTCTGTTATGATTTTTCCAAATCCTGACCAGTTTGCTGTTGCAATACCATCAATATCAAAATCAATTGAAACTTCATTTACAACACAACCTTCTATTTTGTAAACAGTTGAACTAGCTTTACCACTGCCCATCTCGAAGAATAGGTCAAAAGTGTCTAACGCTGGGCGATTAGAATTTGTAAATGCTAAATCTGCACCATTTGCATCAGGAGAACTAAAACCTGCTCCTGTTGCTCCTATAGCTCCATACCCTGCTAATGCATTCCATAAAGCTTCTTCCACTACATGAGAGAAAGCGCTGCTATGCTCACCAGCTGAGCCCCCGCCACCAGACGTAAAAGGTCTAATGTAGGTTTGAAACGACCACTCAGCAGGAGCGTAAGAATCCGTAAACATTTGTCTAGCTCTTCTACTTACTCCACCTGTTGCCATTTCGTTCAATGTAACTTCCGTTGCATTGGTTGCTTGAGAAAAACTAAATCCATCTAAGACTGGTATCTTATAGATTGCTCCTGCGCTATCAGTAAGATGAACTAACGTATCTCTCGAGTAATAAAATGTATCTGCCATTTTACATTCTCCTATTTTGCTTTGAAAAGGGGTTGGCTAGAGTATTCTCTGCCTATCCGTTTTCATTAATATTGGACTGTCGCTATTATTTCGCCAATTCCAAAAGGTTCTAAAACTCCTTCATCTGTGTCGATGGAGTTTATTGTTGTTTGTATAGTAGTAGTTGTTACTCCTAATCCAGTATTATAACTAATTGGATTGTTGTCTTCAATTACTGTTTCCACATCTTCAAGTAACATTTCTAAAGCATCTACAGCATCTTCTTCATTTACATAACATCTAAATGTTAATGTAAGATATCTAAATTTTTCTCCTGCTCCTAAATATTCTCTAGTTTCGCTACCTGAGTTTACATGAACTGCGGGAAACTCTGCTATCTCATCCCAGAACAAAAGTCTTGGTGAGGTGCTTGCTACTACAGTTCTAAATTTTCCTGTTCCGTCTATTGTTTTTAGTTTTTCTACAAAGGCATTTACAATGGCACTTCTTCTTGTTGTATAGTCTCTATTTGCCATTATACTCTCCTTGTTTTAATAAATTTTTTGCCCATTAATTCTTGAGCAATCTCTCTTATTGTTCCCCCAATTAAAGCACGTGGATCTCTATTAACACTGCCTTGTGCTCCTCCCGGCTCAAAGGTTTGATAAGGATTTAACTGATAGGTATAATCTATTTCAGTTCCTCCTCTAGGTCCTATTCTAATATCAGTAACTTGAGCAGAACTTCTAAATCTACCTGTTCTATTTCTTAATCTTGGCAATTCCATTTGTGCTAACAATGCTTCCGGTAACATTGCATTTATTAAATTTTTTAACTTTAGCACATTAACTGCTGTACTTGTAGGTTGAGATTTTACTTTCTTTGAAGAAGCTTTACTAATTTTTCTTCTTTTTACAACTCTTCCTCTACCTTCATTACTAATAACTGGAGTTTTCTTCCTACTAGAAAGATCTTTTAACTCTTTTACATTTGAAGTTATTCTTGAGCCTGGAATATTATCTAGTTCATTTACTACTGTTTTTAAGAGCGCTAGTTTATAACGATCTGCATTTTTTGAACTTGATTCCATCTTACTGGCTTTAAAATAAGTTCCCATATTTTTTCTAAGAGTTTTTTCAATAGTCTCTTGAAATCTATCATTTATTCTTTTTTGTATTTTTTTGTCTCTATCGAAAGGAAAGTCATATTCTAAAGGTAATTCTTGTTTTTTTATACCTGCATATACTTCGTAAGTATCTGTTATCTTTGCTCCCGGAGTTGCTGATAAATTTATATTCCAATAAAGTTCTTTACTATAAAATTCTTCTAAGTCTACTAATATTGCCTCTCGTAGAAACTTATCTGCTTGTAATCCTCTTCCTGATTGTCCTTCAAAAGCTTTTGCAAATTTTTCAGAATTTAATAAATTTAATAAATGCAAACCTTTCATAGTACCTGTCGTTGTTATAGGTGTTTGCATACCTTTTTTATTAATCCCAAATTCTCCATGGGAAAACTGTAACTCTCTTGTTCCTTCGCCTTGAGGTAAATTTTCTATTGCTTTCTGTAATATTTCCCTTGCTTTTCTTCTTGCAGCAGGTAGTACATTATTTGCTATTGTTCGTCCTTTTCCTGCAATTCCAGTTTCTGTTACTTTCTCAATAGTTTTTAGCTTACTGCCTTTTCGTATTACTTCTTCATGAAAAGCATTTACTGCTTGACTTACTGCTTCTTTATACTCGTTTGGATTAATACCTACTTTTGCAAGAGACGCATCAATTGCAGCTTTTGTCCAATTTTTATCTAATTTTGCAAAAGTTCTTAAGTTTAGAGATTCATCTTTAAAGTCTTTTCCTTGTAATTTTCTATATGTCTTTGTTCTTCCCTTTACTTCTTCTTTAAAAATATCTCGTATTATATTTGTCCAATATTTTTTAGCCACTAGATTATTACTCTATATAAATCAAGTACTCTTTTTATGTGATCTGGAAAGTCTGTATTATCTCGTACTCCAGATGTTCCTTGATTCTGTAACGTTGCTCCTGCTATTGTTCTTCGTTCTTTATGTTCGTCTTTTAAATAGTATGTTACTAAGTCAAAAAGTGCTAATTTAAGATCACTTGGAGTTGCGCTAAAGCCTGCCTTATATGCAATCTGTACACTTCCTACGCCTTGTGGAAATGCTTTTTTTGCTCCACTCTTTGTAGTTCTTACTATTGAATCTGCTGCAACATCTACATAATATTCGTAATCTGCTGTTGCAAGAGTTTCATAAGAGGCTTCATATGTGCCTCTTTCTTTTACGGAAGTCACACTTACAAGTGGACTTTCACTGACGACTATAGTACTGGTAAAGTTGTCGAAAATTGAAAAAGTTTCGGTTTTATCACTACTATAATAATCAATAAAAGAAGTACCGCAATACTTCTTGGCTAAATTACTAACTTGTGGTACAATAATATCAAGGCGTGAATCGTCTTTTGCATTTGCGATTCCCTCTGCGTTTTTATACTCTTGTACTGTTATTAAATCTGCCATAATTAAAAAGTGGGAGTGTTAGGTACACTCCCGAAAACCATGTTCTATTAAGGGTTATCCTTATGCTGATTGGTAAGCTAATGCCCACTTAGAAGTAGCGCCATCGATTAGATCGGTGAAACCAATTCTTTGTGAAGCAACTAGTACTCTACGCTGAGCTGCAACTTCGTAATCAGACTCAACGGTTACACCGCGTAGTCTTGGCATTACGTAGTTTCTTGTGTATACAGCAACTGCACCATAGATGTCAGCAGCTTTAGAAGCGAATTCGTCACATAGTAGTACTCGTGAACCGAATACTTGACCAATTTCGCCACTTAGCTTAGTAGCCATATCACCAACTAGGTTGGCATCTTGGAATTCAGCATCTTCTAGTAAATTAAAGTACACGTCTTGTGAAACGATATATACTACATCACTAGGGTTAACGCCATATTTACCCATGTTTTTTCTCATAGCGAGAAGATCAGCTGCGGTAACTGCATCACTAGCTGCGAAACCACCTGTTCCAACTACAGACTCATGATTGTCTGAATCAGCTGCTGCTAATAGACCTTCAAATGCGCCTGAAGTATAAACACCATTATCGTGGTTACCTGCTAGAATTGCATTTTCAATACCTCTTGCATGTGATCTAACCATAGATTCTCTGATCAATGGTAGAATTGGCAAGATTGCATCTTCTTCTGTTTCATTACCTAAATAAGATGTTGAAATCAATTTAGATGTTGAAATAGTTCTTTCAGTCATAGTTACACCAGTAAAAGGTGCTCCGTATGTATCGCCTCTAGTTTCTAAGTTACCATAAGGTGATGAACCTGAAGCAGCTTGGTTAGAAGTGAACTCTGCATAACCTGCATCTGGCAAGATTGGGATAATCATGTTTGCTGAAGTCATAGCAATTTCTCTAAATAGAGGTGCTAATACTAGCTCGTTTTGAATATCTCTTTCAATGTTTGTTGAAACAACTTGCTCGAAGTCAGCTGATGAAACTTCAACACCTGAATGTTGATTTACTTTTTCCATCAAAGACTTGGACATTTCTGTATTCCAGCCTTTGCCACTAGCTAAGCCAGCGAATTTAGCGTCAAGAATGTCTTGCTCAAACGATTTTTTCCAATCGCCGTTGTTACCTTGTCTGTCAGAGAAATGTCTTTTAGACTCACGAATATTCATGATTTCTTCAGACTTCTCACTGAGTTGTGCTTCAAGTGATTTAACGACTTCTTCTAACTTAGAATAGTCCTCTTTCACTCTAGACTCAACGTCAGACATTAATTTTTCAGCACCTGTTAATCCAGCTTGGATTACAGTTTTTTGCTCTTCCTGTTTTGCTTCCTCGGAGGCTTTTTGAACTTCAGCTTCTTCAGCAGCTTTTTGAGCAGCTTCTTCCGCAGCCTTCTGTTCAGCAGCTTTAAGTTCGGCTTGTTTCATTGCATATTTAGCAACTGCTTTTTCAGCAGCTTCTGCAGCAAATGATTCAAGATTGAACTCTGGGTTGCTTTCAGGAGATTTATTTTCTTTTGACATATTTGTCTCCATTTCCTTGGCTTTCGCCGTACTTGGCTGCTCAATTTCAACAGCGTCTGCTGAATCTTTTAAGTTAGCCTTATAAAAAGTTTGCTTATACTCATTGTATTCATCCATAGAATCAAATGACTTGCTTAATCCAAAGGTTGCCCCTTGGTTGCACGGCACTGATACTACAGAAACTTCAAAAAGCTCTGCGTCCTTTATCTTATATCCATCGGTTTCGGTCATATAATCAGCGTCCTTGACTTTGAAACCAACAGAAAAAGCCCCAAGGACACCGTCTTTAATTAATTGTGTTACATCTCCAGCAGCTTTAGATATCTTTGCAGATATTTCTAAACCGTTTTCTGTAACTTTTAAATCTTTTGCACGACCAATTGGTTTGTCGTAATTGTGATTAAACAAAATAATTGGATTGTTTTTAAAATTTTCTAACCCGCCTTTTGTCCATGCATCAGCTTCAATAATATCTCCAGCTCTATCAAGTCCATTTGTACTTGCAGAACCTTTAATATCTACGCTACCATCCTCAGATTCTCCTAAGGATTTGAAAGTGCTAGTCCAGTGATATATTTTATTTGACATCTTTTTTCTCCACTTTCTTAGCCGGTGCTTTCTTAGCTGGTGCTTTTGCTTTTGGGGCAGGTGTTGGTGCTGGTGTTGGTGCTTTTACAGTAACGGGATATCTTTTTTCCACTACACTAAGAACTCTATTCCAACTTCCGAAATTTCTTCTAAGCAAATAATCTTTTACAGGAACATTACTTCCGTCTGCTTTATAAGTAGCTAAGTCCATAGGACCGCCCTTTTTACTAAAGTACTCAGAAACTGCCTTTGCCATCATATCTTTTGTCATTTATTTATTCCTCTTCGCTTGGGGCAGCCTCTTGAGGTCTACCGCCTTCTTCGGGGTTTGCTGCTGAGCCAGCTATATTTGCAGGTACTCTAGGTTCATCAAATCCAGCTACTGGATCTTTACCTAGAGCCTCTCTTGCTTCATTTGGAGACATAATCCCTGTATTTACAAGAGTAGCATAGTATGCTGCTTGGTCTCTTAGTTCTGGTTGTAAAGCAGGTATTCCTGTTACATCCTCAGATACTGAAAAACCAAAGTAACGCTCAAGGGCATACCCTAATTTTCTTACGATTGGTAAAATTGTTTCTAAATAATAAAGCCTATGATTAGGTCTTATATTTGCATTATTACCGCCGTCTAGTAGAATGGGTGGTATTCCCATTGCTTCTAGTATAATTCTTTCGTTTGATTTAATTCCTTCTTGAAAGTCTAAATCTTTAAAATTAATTTCTGTTAGATTTTCAACCTCTAGTCCGCCATCTAAAAATAGTGGGCGACGACCTCCAGATTGTGGGTTATATCTTGCAACCCATGCTTGTAACATTCTTTCTTTTATTTTCTCAGAAAGAGTGTTTGGTGATTTTAGTACGAGTCCTGGAACTGCTCCGTTTTTGAAGAAGTTATCTTGAAAGTTTCTCATACTTGATAAAAGCTGCATAGTTCTAAATGCTGGCTTTAATCTTGGAACTCCTCTATAAATGGAGTTAAAACTGTTTTCTTTTATATGTATAATCTCATTAGGACTATAATCTATACTGTTTTCATAAGTATATTTTGCAATATAAGTATTTTCATCACTTTCTATTCTTACTTTATTTGCTGGTAAGTGATAAAGATGAGCACCATCAAAATATATAAAGATATTTCCATCTAACATTAGATCTATAATAAGATTTCTTTTAAAAGAGTTAATGTCCTGAAAAGGATTTGGTTCTCTATTAATTAAAACGTCTACCTTTGATCTTCTAATATTTTTGACAATATTATTAACTCCAGGAGTTTGAT